TGTTCTCGGTGATCACCCCGGACTCCCGGTGGATCTCCGCCGTGCTCTTCTTCGCCGGTGTCCCGCGCGGAGCGATCTGCTTGTACTGCCCCGTCCGCCGGTCTCTTGCTGTGCTCTGCATCGCTCACGCCTCCTGTCTCTTCCGCGCGTCGGCGAATGCCTCGGACATCCGGACGGAGATCTCCTGTTCCCGCGTCCGGGGCGTCTCGTCCTCCGGATCCGGCTTCTTCCGTTCGATCCCGAGCAGCTCGTCCGCCGTGCACCCGAAAACCTCGGTCAGCTTCACGAGCATGTCGATGTTCGGACGGCGGGAACCGGTTTCCCATTGGCTTATCGTGTTTTGAGTTACACCAACTTTTTCTGCAAGCTCAATTTGGCTGATCTTCAAGCTCTCTCTGCGTTCTCTTAATCTCAAACCGCTCTACCTCCTATCTCAAAGCGAGTTAATCCTTGCTTGTTGCCTATTATATATCTCTAAAAGTGATTTGTCAAGGGGTTTCCGAAAATTTTATCACTTTTTGCGATACCTCTTGATTCATCACAAATTGTGATATATAATCAAGAAAAGATTTACGCGCCGGAGGTTCATCATGGAACGGCTCAAACAGTTACGAAACAAGGCTGGTTTGACCCAAACAGAGATGTGCTCAATGTTTGGTGTTGCCCAAAACACTTACAGCCAATGGGAAACCGACAAAAGGGAGCCTGACTTTAAGACCCTCTCCCGCATCGCCGACTATTTCCACGTCTCCGTTGACTACCTCCTCGGGCGGGATTCCGCTGCTGGTCCGGCGCCGTCCCTCTCTGTCGCCCAGAACCTGAAGCATTACCGCAAGCTTGCCGGGCTCCGCACCGTGCAGGCGGCGCATCTGGCTGGCGTACCCGGGAAACGCTGGCTTGACTGGGAGCAGGGAAAGACTCTCCCCACGGATGAGGAGCTTGCTTTCGCCGCGGCTGCCCTGGAGGTGAGCGTGGACGATCTCCGGTCCGAACCGGAGGATGATACTGTCCCCAGCCTGCTTCCGGTTAAAAAGAAAAAAATCCCCATGCTCGGGGAGATTGCCTGCGGGAAGCCGATCTTTGCCGACGAACAGCGGGAGGTCTGGGTGTCCGTATCGGAGGAGCTTGTCTGTGATTACGCCCTGATCGCAAAGGGGGACAGTATGCTCCCTCGCATCCGCGACGGCGACCTTGTCTTTATCCGGGAAATGCCCGTTGTCGAGAACGGGAGGATCGCCGCCGTCCTAATCGATGACGAGGCGACGCTGAAGCGGGTTTTCTTCGACCCGGATAAGCACAAGCTCATGCTCGTCCCCGACAATCCGGCCTTTCAGCCTTTCATGTATGTCGGCGAGGAACTGGAAACCGTCCGCATCCTCGGCCTCGCCGTCGCCGCCCAAACACGATTATAAAGGAGGTTCCCCCGATATGCCTAATAACCGGCCCAACGGCTATTACGACCCGAAAACTGGACGCTTTATCCCATTCTCCGAACAGAATCTTCCCGTCCGCGCGCAGAATCTTCCCGTCCGCGCGCAGAATCTTCCCGTCCGCGCGCAGAATCTTCCGGTTTTTGCCAAAAATCCGCCAACTCGTTTGCAGAAACCAACAAAAAAGAAACACAAAATCAACCTTATGCTGCTCGCGGTTTTCACAGTTCTCTTTTTCGTGATTTTTGTGCTTCCGTTCTCCGGAAACAATTCCAATGCCGAAGACGCCGCCGAAACCGAACCGTCCCGCGCCGTTGAATCCGAAGAGACGAACGCTTTGAGCCTGTATCAAATCGAAGACTCCCCCACCCAGCCGGAAACCGAACCCGCACCCGCGCCTCAGCCGGAGCCTCCTGCCGCCGAACCGATCTCCGAAGAGGCTGCGTCCCTCTCCGAACCGGAATCGGATCCCATCCGGACGTGGACGCCCGAGCGGGATTTTACCGGCGCACAGGAGCAACCGGATGATTTTTACCCGTTTTTCGAAACGTATGAACACGAAATAACGGAACAATATGTTTTGAACACGAGCTCACACAAGATCCACAAACCCGGATGCGGCGACGTCAAAAAGATTAAACCCGAGAACTACTCCACTACCGACGACCCCGAGACCTGGCTCTCATGGGGATATACCAACTGCGGCCACTGCGGTGGATGCGGATGAAAAGACCGTCTGAAATAAAAAAAGGCCGGGGAGTGATCCCCGGAAGGTGTAACGCACAGGCGAAAGCCCACGAACGCCCGCCGTCCTGTTCCTCTATCATTATACCGTATCCCTGCGGATAAGTCTATAGAATCCCCCTTGCATTTCCGTGCTGTAAACAGAAAGGATCGAAATAATGTCAGAAGCAAAGAAGCTCCCCTCCGGCCGCTGGCGCAATCAGCTTTACGTCGGCAGAGGCCCGGACGGGAAACGCATCTATGAAAGTTTTACAGCCGATACCAAAAAAGAAGCCGACCGCCTCGCCGCGAACCGTGCGCGGGAGATCGAGCTCGGAATCCGCAAACAGCATACTCCGGCCCTCATGACGGCCGGAGAGGCCATCGACAGCTACATCAGCACCAACGAGAACGTCCTCGCCCCGAAAACCATCCGCGAATACAAAGGCTACCGCGCGCGGTATTTTCAGGGGATCATGGGGATCCGCATCCGGGATCTCACAAATCTCACCGTGCAGGCCGAGATCAACGTGGAATCCCGCCGCCTCGCTCCGAAGTCGATCCGGAACGTGTGGGGAATGATCCTCACTTCGATCCGCACCGCCGTCCCGGACATCCGCTTTGACGTGAACCTCCCGGCCAAGCGCAAAAAGGAGATGAACATCCCGACGGAAGAGGAGCTCGTCGGCCTGCTGGACGATCTGAAGGATACCCGACTGGAGATCCCCGTCCTGATCGCCGCGACGTGCGGACTCAGGCGCGGAGAAATCGCCGCGCTCCGGTTTCCGGAAGACGTGGACAGGGAGCACAACCAGCTCCGCGTCCGCAGGAGCATGAGCCAGAACGCGGACGGTGAGTGGATCATCGAGGAACGGACCAAGACCTACGAATCTACCCGGAACGTCGAGTGTCCCCCGTGGCTGATCGAGAAGCTCCTCGCCCTGCCTCCGGATTATAAGCCCGTGCATCCCGCGTATCTCACCAGCGGTTTTGCGCGGGCAGCCAAACGCCGCGGCCTGGACATCCACTTCCATAATCTCAGACATTACTACGCCAGCCTGCTGATCGCCATCGGCGCGCCGGATCAGTACATCATGAAGCGCATGGGGCACACCACCACGAATATGCTCCATTCGGTCTACGGCCACATCATGAAGGACCGGGATCAGGAGATCACCGCGTCCCTCAATGACCGGCTGGAAACCCTGCAACACGATATGCAACACGCCAAGTGATGCACCCTCCGAAACCCCAATGAAATCAACCCTTCCCCGATTTTGTTTTCACTTGTTCGAATCCAGTCACTCCGATGCGAAAGACCGGCAGTTTTTGAGCAAGATTTACACAAAATCACCACTCAAAACCGCCGGTTTTCATTTATAATTTACTAAAATCCCCTTCCGAGCTGAAACAGATTTCAGTTTTCGGAATCCCTTTACACCTCAATGCAACACGGAAATGCAACACGAACAGAGCCAGCAGAACTTAATTTCTGCTGGCTCCGTTTTTTGTGAGAGGTGTCTCTCAATTCTATTCTCCTCTCACAAGAATCAATTCAGTTCCCCTCTCGTATTTTTTCAGACGTCTGTCTTTTTAAGCGATTCCGCAGAATCGCGCAGCTCTCCGAAGGAGATCAAAGGGATTGGGGCGTTCCCCAACAAGCCTGAAATCCGGGACATTTTTCCCGGATTTTCGCATTTTACGTGTAAGATGCACTGCTTGCAAGTTTTGCTTTCCCCTCAATCCGAGACTGGATTTACATTTTGTTCACAGGACTTCTTTCGACCGGAAGAACATTACGCACAGTTCCTCGCGCGTAATGGGCTCACCGAGCGCGTAATCGTCCCCTCCGCGTCCTTTCAAAATCCCGCGCCGGACGCACCAGTCCACGGCCTCCCGGCTCCAGTCGTGCGCCTGGGCGATCCACGGATCCTCAGGCGTCCAGATAAACCCGACCTCGTTCGGGATTCCGATGTACGCGCAGGGATCCACCTGACGGCTCACATAATTCCGCACCTCGAAATGGAGGTGTATTCCTGTGCTCCGTCCGGTATTTCCTTCGATGCCGATGATCTGTCCGGCCGTGACGCGCTGTCCCTGCTCGACCTTGCGTTCGTCAAGGTGGCAGTAGTAGCACATCATGCCGTCGTCCCCGCCGATCGAAACATAGTTGCCCCACTCGTATGTATGGTCTCCGTCTCCGAGATTCGGCGCCCAGCGCGATTTGAGAACGGTGCCGCTGATCACCGCGCGCACGTTCCGGTCGTCCGAGACCAGATCGACGCCCCCGTGCCAGCATCCCGCCTCACCGGTGATCGGATCGGTGCGCAGTCCGTAGGGACTGACGACGCGGAACTTGGATGCAAAAGGCATATTCATCATTCAGCCCTCCGGATCATCCAGATCTTCTCTCCACTTATCATCGGGCGGCTTCGTTTCCTCCGGCTTCTCGATCTTGTCCGCCGCGGCGTCCGCTTTGACCTTCAGCACATGGATTGCCGAGACGATCACCCGCGGGATCGGCACGCCCATCAGACCGACGTTCTCCACGATGGAGATCGTCTCGTTTGCGATGAACCCGATCACCACCGTGTCCCGGATGAACGATGTCCCCATCAGAAGATCCAGTCGGCAGGCGATCAGCACCACCAGCAGGGAAGCTCCCTTCCGGCATAATCCTTTCCACCCGGCCCGGCTCTCGAGCGTACCGTCCGCCGTCTTCTCGGACCGGTGAAAAACCGCCGCGACGATCATCCCCGTCGCGTAGTCGATGATCATGAAGATCATCAGCGTCGTCAGCGCGGCGTCCCAGCCCCCGAAGAATGCGGAGATGAACGCCCCGACCGCACCCAGCGCGAAGCAGAGCGCGTCTTTGATCATGGAAATGCGTGACATTTTTTGCCCTCCTGAAAAAGATTTTTTCTCCTGCCCTCTTGACTATGCACCTTTAATGGTGTATAATACAATCAGGAGGTGAAAAGCGTGTCTGAAACCGAAATCCGTCTCCGTCAATCATCACAAGGGCATGTCCCGGAAGGAGGTGACTCCCTATGATCATTTTCAAAGACGTCTTGAAAAAGCTGGCTGACGCAGGATGGAGTTCATACCGGCTGTTGAAAGAGAAGCAGCTCCCCAACAGCGTGATCTCACGGCTCCGGCACGGAGATCCGATCACCACGAACACCGTGGACACGATCTGCCGCCTGCTGCACTGCCAGCCGAACGACATCATGGAGTACATCGAGGTCGATGTATCCGAAGACAGCGAGGAAAGAGGATAGTATATGTCAGAATCGAAGAAAACGCAGATGCTGAGCGAGATGTCATGCGGATTTATGCAGTCACTCAGTCCGGATCATGCAGCTATAGCTTCACAAATAGCCGGAGATGTAGCCGGAAACTATGAGATCGATGACAAAATCCAGCCGATTGAATACGAAGAAAACTCTGACGTTATCAAAGCGTACCTGTCCGCGCTGAGAATCGAAGGAAGAACGCCAAAAACCATATCACACTACGAATACAATATCCGCAAGTTCTTTGACCATTGCAAGATGCCCGTCTCCCGCGTCTCCGTCTACCACATCCGCAGCTATCTGGAACATTGCAAGGCGAACGGAAACTGCGACACAACGCTGGAAGACAAGCGGAGCGACCTCGCCTCGTTCTTCAAGTGGCTCCACAATGAAGACATCATCGACAGGAACCCGATGAAGAATATCGGCCGGATCCGATGCGAGAAGAAGGTCAAGGATGTCTACTCCAAGTCCGACATCTACAGACTCCACAACAACTGCGACATCGTCCGCGGGGACCGATGCTCCGAAGTCCGGAACCGGGCGCTCTTGTCCCTCCTCGAGGCCACCGGGTGCCGGATCAGCGAGATCTGCCAGCTGAACCGGGACGACATCGATCTGGTCAACCGGGAGATCAAGGTCTTCGGCAAGGGCAAGAAGGAGAGGATGGTGTACATCGACCGGCTCTCGGCCATGCTGATCAAGGACTATCTGGACTCCCGCACGGACGATCTGCCCGCTCTGTTCATCGGGAAGAGGTCGGACAGAATGAAGCCCGGCGGCGTCCGGAAGCTGCTCCGGTCCATCGCGGACAAAGCGAAGGTAGATTGCGCCTACCCTCACAAGTTCCGCCGGACCCTCGCAACCGATCTGATCAGCCACGGGATGCCCCTCGAGGAAGTCCAGCAGCTGCTCGGCCACGAAAACATCAACACCACGATGCAGTATGTTCTCGTCGATCAGCAGACCGTGAAGAACTCGTACAATAAGTACAGGTAAAATGCAAAGCCATCCGCCCGTCAGTTATCCGCTGACGGGCGTTTTTGTGTCAAAAGATGGCAATTCCGGGTCTGAGAGTTGGTGACTCAAAGTTATTCTTTAATCCAGATACGTTACCGTGCCACCACTTTCTGTCGAAACATTCGTCGTATTGCCAGACAGTTTGTTTCCGTATGCAAGGATCTGATGCCCAACAATCTTAAGTCCTATGCGGTTATCCTTAATAACGCAGTTCCAGATGCGGACGGTCTGTGTAACTCCGCTTGAGTTACTGGCATAGATGCCGTATGACGCAGAACCGTCGTTGTCATGGACATACGCATTGTAGATATCCACTTTTGCGGAATTGATGGGTGACGAAATACCACCTTTGCCGCATCGGCAAAACTCGCCGCCAATAATGGTTCCGGTTGTATTATCGTGCTGTGAAATGCCATCATCGGAACAATCGTGGCAATAGCAATCGACGATGGTGGAGTTTCCTCTACCATGTGTATTGATCCCGTCGTTCCACGATTTTTCGACCTCGACGTTTCGCGCAACAAGTTCACCGTTTTCCATGCTGATGCAGTTAAAATTAACTGATCCGCAAACAATACATCCGTTCATTTCAAGCGCGCAATTAGATGCAGAAATAATATCTGAATACGCGTGTTTTGCAATCAGGTTGTTAATGACTACACTTCCTGATAAAACGGTGATGATGTTTGATTTATTGCAATACGCATATCTTGTAGCGGTTGCATTTATGTAAAAATACCCGTCCGCCCATGTGAATGTATTTGGCGTGCTTTCACAGTCCAAAATGCTGTCCACAGGAAGGAGTTTTTCATCATCCGCATAAACACAGATATTATATCTGTCTCCCTTCCATTCTGAGCCGCTTACAGTTTCAGTTAAGGGCGTGGTCTTGTTTACAACGCAGTTCGTTATGAGCGTATCTGCCGCAAACGGAGCGCGAACTATACTACTATACGCGCTTACAGTTAATGGCGTATCCCCATAAATTGTATAACCGTTTCCGTAAATCGATACGCTATTATTTATAACAACATCTTCGTAAATATCAGACAAGATATGTATGTTTTTTGCGTTCATTGACAAAGCTTTTGCAAGCGTCGCAAACGGATGTGTTGATTTCAACCCGCTGTTTTCGTCCGATCCGTCGCTACTAACATAATATGTTTCCGGTTTTACGCCGATTTCCGGTGGAGTAATATTTATCGTACAAGTATCACTGCCACCATTGATGGAGACGTATAATTTTGTCTCGTTGGCTATTTCAAATGTGCTTTCAAATTTATTTGTTTCAGAATTGAATATGAATTTATTGACAGGAAGTACAGAATCGTATGATACCCATCTTTCTGTGATTTTGTCGTTTTTATCCGTCAAAAGTGTAGACACTGTTTGGTTTGATGTAATTGAGTCTATGGAAATTTTTATTGTTCCGCCGTTTAACGCAATCCCGGTATCGATTATGCAATATTTTCCTCCGGTAGAGTCTTGCACAGGAACGCTTCCTACAGGGTTGGATGAATATATATATCTTCCTTTTGTTAATGTGCCTGTTGCGGTAGTAGTATTGGCATTTATTAACGCGCCAAGGTCATCAACATCATCTGTGAGTTCGTTTATATCCGCCGTGTTTTGCTTTGTTTCATCATTTACGCTTTTTAGTGAGTATGATGGAGTGCTTACAACAGTACAACTATCACTACCTCCATAAATGGAGAAGTAGATTTTGTATTCGTTTTCTTCCGGTGTTATGTCCCATTCGTATTTATTGGTTTCAGCATTTAAGACACAAATGTACGATGTTACCCATCTGCGAGTGATTTTATCTTCATCGTCAGTGATTAACGATGCTATGGTTGCGTTTGATGTAAGCGAATCAATAACTATTTTGATGCTCCCGCCATCTCGCGCTCTTCCAATATCAACGGTACAATATTTTCCCGCTGACGCATCGATGGATGGAGTGTTGCCGATAGAATTATATTGATAATAAAATCTTCCTTTTGTTAATGCTTTTGTGGTTGTGGTCGCCGATCCGGTATCAAGAATGTCTAACGATTCTTTTAAGGCGCCAACCTGATCCGCCAGATCCGTCCCCAGAGGGACCTCAGTCCAGTGTCCAGCAGTCCAGGCTTCAGCCGTAGTGATCGCCGTGGTGCAACGATAGATCGCGCCATTGTGGTTCACATAATTGCCGACCGCATAGGTGCCAGAGGGGCTATACGCCGGAGCCATCGCGTTCAGAACTGCCGTCTTCGCAGCCGCAATGGCATCGCCGGTGGCCTTCGCGTCAGCCGCCTCGCCAGTGACCGCGAGGGTGGTATCGGTGATGATCGATGTGGCCTGGAAGGGACCGCCAGAAGTCCACGCGGTGCCGTTCCAGTAGTACCAGTCGCCGGCGGTGTAACCGGACTCTGTGCCGACATAAACATAGGTCTTGCTGTGGTCGGTCATTTCGGCAACCGTCGCCGCAGCGGTCGGTGTACCGGGGAAAAGAGTCTTCAGCTTTGCCACCAGCTTCGTGGTGTATTCCTGCAAAGCTTTTGCATCCACATAGTTTTTCATTCCCTCTCCTCCTTAAGAAATGGAATTGATGATGGTATCGATCTGCGTGCTCGTGATTACGGTATTCGGTATATCCTCCTGCAGCATCTCCATGATCTGGATCAGCAATTTCTCGTTCCGGGACATCGGCGGGAGGATCTCGTTGTCGGCCCCCAGGATGTTCTCAAGGATTGCCTCGATTCGTGTGTCAGCCATAGTCTACCTCCTCAGGAAATGGAATCAATGATTTCATCGATCTGAAGATCGGTGATGACCTGGGAGAACAGCTCCCACTCCGCACCGTTCCAGAGGTAGTCGTTTCCGGTTTCCTCAACCGTCCAGACATCCCCAGCGTTCGGATCTTCGGGAAGGTCCTCCATCGTTGCGACGGATCCCTGATAAGCAAAGACCATCGTCGTGTTGTTCTGGTAGTTTGCCAGGAACGAGCATGCCAGCGAGATGCTGTCAGCTGTGGAGATCGTTCCGACCTCTTCCACGGTGATGTCTCCGCTCGCCGCCTCGATCCTGACCGTAACCGGATAAATGACGCCCTCCGTGTCCACCGCTGCGCTCAGGAACGTAATGTCGGCCCCCGGCTTACTGTTGACTGGCAATGTGGCGATCAGCGTTCCAGCGTCCTCCACGCCCTTCACAGAGCCGCGGAGATAGACCTGATTTCCGACCATGCGGATCATCGGCTTCATATCATCCGACCACGCTTCGACTGCGCCTTCCAGCGCCAGAGACACCCACCCGGAATCCTCCGTAAACTGGTCGATCTTGTGGTCGAGACGCTGAATCAGCGATACTGCGGATTCGATGTTGCCCCCGATGATCGACTTGAAAACGATCATCACAACGGTCTGCCCGGCTTCGAGTTCCTCCGCGAGCAGGATCTTCGTACCATCTTCGGATAGGGTATAGTCACCCCCGCCGGTGGCCAGCAAGCCGTTGATGAACACCTGCAGAACGTCCGTTGACGGCGCATAGCTCGCAATTCTGATCGGTATTTCACTCACGGCGTCCTCGGATTCATAGACGGAGGTGAAGGATACAACATTCGTCGAAACGGTCAGATCGTCGGTCAGCGTCCGGATGAAATCCTCCCACGCCTGACGTTGCGCTTCCACATAAGCGAGATAGTCCGACGTGTACTGATCGTACTGTGCCGCGTATGCTGCCTGAAACTGCGCCCAGAGCGTCGCGGTGGATACCTGTTGGATCAATGCCGTTACCCACGGACACTCCGACGATCCCCGCAGATCCGTGATCTCTGCCTGCGACACGGATGACGCAGACGCGCCGACCGTGATATTTGCTACCCGGTATTCGATGACGTTCTGCACTGTATTGATCGCCGGAGGCTCCGGATTCTGGGCAGGCGTTCCCGTCCTGTACACGATATTCCCAACGCGCCCGGAGGTACGCTTGTCCACCTGCACGACTACGGAGTCCATGCGGGAATAAAGGGCAGTGTTGTCCGGAACGGTGATCAGCAGGGAGGATGGGTTCTCGAACCATTTGTGTGCGAAGATCCCCTGCCCTTTCTGCACCGTGATGTTCATGGAGGCTCCGGAGGCCACAACCTGCAGATCGGAGCTCGGCGCCCCGTCGTTTGCGGCGAAAACACCGTCCGCAACCAGTCTCGAATACGGCCTGTTCATATCGTCGGCGGAGTATGTGCGGTCGTAATTGATCGCGTCCCAGAACCCGCAGTTCACGCCGAATGTCTGATCAGCCATGCTTTATCCCTCCTCTGTGATGGTTTCAAATTTCGGTTCCACGGAGTATCCGTTGTCATCCCACACCTCGACGATCTCAGAGATCCGGACCGACGCGCTGATGCCATACTCGTTTTCGACCGTTACGATGTCGCCAAGATCATAATCGACTTTGTAGGCGAAGGTGGTGTTCGGCTCGATCGTCCCTTCGAAGGATGTGACATACCCGAACTCCGCCATCTTTTCATAGCCGCGTTCCAGCAGGTACGGCATATATATGACATCACGAATCTCTACGTTTTCCGCATCGTCCGGGGAGCTGCCCGGAAGATCTGCGATGATCAGATCGTTGAGCCGGTAACATTCCACCCCTGCGACCGTAACAATTTCGCCCTCCGGGTAATTTGCCGTCAGCCATTCCAGATGTCTCGCGTCCAGGATCTCAATGTCGAGCGTATTCACCCTGTAGACGTACCCGCCTCCGGAACTGACGATCGACGCCCCGCTGAGCGGATAGGTCTTTTTCAGTTCCTCATAGGTTATGGTCTTCGATATGTCCCGCGCGTCGGTGTATATTTCGTAGCGGTCCACTCCGGAGGCCTCACCGGAAATACAACGAAACCGTGCCGCTCCCTGCCCCTCTCCGGCATTCAGGGAGACGTTTCCCATGTTGGATTCATCCTCGACGTAGACTGTCGCTGCAAGGTTTTCGTAATCGTCCGAAAATACAACGGATCCGGCCCGATTCACGCCTTTGTAAACCTCAAAGAGCAACGTGCCGCCGCTAAGACGTACACGGTATCCCCACCCGAACTTCATACAGTATTCGCGGATCTTCTCGCCCACGTTCTTGTATGACACCTGTTCGGACAGCCGTTCCGGCAGCCCTGATACGTTCCCGAGACCGAATACCAGATGTCCGGCAGAATCGACCATTTGCCGGTTCTCCGCGGCAGACGCGCCGAGCGCGCCGTCCACCATCGACCGCACGAACGCCTCCGCGTTTCCGTTTGCCGTCATGGTAGACCATACAATACGCTGATCCAGCATCCGCTTCGCGTCGTAGCCGGTTGCGATGATATAATTCCCGTTTTCGGCGTCCGTGTCCAGCTCGACCCTCTTGATCTGACAGATCATGTCATCGTCGTCCCGGAGGATGAAATACCCTTTCCGGCACAGGGCGAGGTTTTCAGGCGTCGCCGGAACGTACAGTTCACAGTCCCCCGCCTCTTTATACCGCTTCGCCCAGATCAGCGATTTGAACGCGTCCACGCTTCCCACGAGCTGCAGATCGGAATTGAAAATGTATAAGTCCCGCATCACACACCCCGATAAAGATTATAATACCGAAAAATAATGGACACATCGTCAGCGTTCGGTATGCCGTCCACAAGATACTCGAAGTGATTGTTCCCGATCATGAGCTGGAAGAAAGTCGAACCCTGCTGGAGGGAACTGAAGATGTTCGATAGGACGCCTCCCCGGATCAGGGTAATCGACTTCGCGCCTTTGTTGGTGTTCACGATCACTTTGTCCCCGGTCTGGAAAGTATACGCCAGCTTCAGATCGTCCCCGGTCGTGGTGTTCTTGATTTCGATTGTCGAAGCGTCAGCGTCAAACTCGATCTCGAGGATCGCGCCTGTCTCGGATTCTGACCCGTTATACACATCGATGGCTCCGTCGCTGTCCTCCTCGATGGTGGAGATCACGACCGGCTCGTCGATGTTGATGGAGAACGGAAAGACGAATACCGAAAACACCGTCGAGGAATCTGCCACGATCTCTGATAGCGAACGGAAGTAGGGGAACGGACACAGGATGGAGATCTGTGCCATCTCCGCATTCGAGAACAGATCGCACTCCACCGATTCGACGTAGCCCTCGATGGACACATCCAGAGAACTGTTCGCATAGTAGAAGGTGCAGAACTCTTTGGTGCGGAAATAACGGTACAGCTGAAGCCTGTTCCGTTCCACGTCTCCGTTTATTTTTACCGTAAGGACGAGGTTTCTGGTTTCAAGGCGCGCCGAGTTGAAGCGCGCCCCGTCCAGTCCGACGATGGTCGTCGTGTTGATTTTTGCAACCGGAGGATTCAACCCTTGTATTCCGATGATCTGATATACAGGCTCATCACCCGTCAGGACCAGCAGATCGCCGTTCCGGTTCTCTATTTTCGCTGTGTACATCAAGTACCTCCCGCCGCAGCCTTGGCATATGACAAGAGATTCCGCGTCTGTCTGTAGATCTCGATCCGGCTCGGAGCCTCCGGCGCATTGATGATCTGCGTGAAATTGTAGTCCTTCGCGCCGCCGATGTTCGTGACGCTCCCTCCGGAGGAAAGCTGGATCTGTCGGAGCAGGTCGGACGCAACGCTGTGGATCCAGAACTTGTTGCGCTCCAGCGGGATCACGGCCTCGGCCCCGTTCCCTTCGAGGAATCCGGTCTGTCCGCGTCTCAGGATGCCGCCCCGCGCCAGCTCCGGGATCTCGGGAATATTGAATCCCCATGTCTGGCCGCCGATGACCGGAACCCAGTCCGGAACATCAAAACTGATCTTGTTTACGCCGGAAATCAGCTTGTTCAGCCCGCGGATGATGAAGTTGATCGGTCCCTTGACCGCATCCTTTGCCTTGTTGAAGGTCTCCTCGAAGAAGTCGCCGACCGGCTTGAAGATAGATTTAATGCCGTCCCAGATCCCCTTGAAGTAGTCCTTCCATTTGCCGACGATTTCTTTGATCTTGTCCCAAGCGCCCTGGAAATCCCCGGACAGGACGTCCTTCACGACCGCGAAAATAGCCTTGATGGACTCCCAGATGTTCTTAAACCAGTCGATTGACGCTTTCCACTGCAGCTTCACAGCCTCCCAAGCGCCGCCGAACTTGTCCCCCATCCACGAATCTACCTTCGAAAATGCGTTCTGGATCTGATCTTTCTTCTCCGAGAACCACTTTCCGGCGTTGCTCCATGCGTTCTTGACGGCATCCCGCGCCCCTTCGAACTTATCCTTAAAGAAGTCCTTCGTCTTCGAGAATGCGTTCTTGATGCCGTCCCACGCCTTTGTGAAGACCTCTTTGATGGCCTTCCATACCTTTTCGGCGATTTCCTTGATCTTGTCCCACAGATTGATCCAGAACTCCCGGAACTCTTCGCAGTTGTTCCAGAGATATATGAAAGCGGTCACAAGAGCCGTGATCGCTGCGATCACAAGCCCGATCGGATTGGCCGCCATGACGGTGTTCAAAACTGTCTGAGCCGCTGCCACGCCTTTCTGAACGATTTCAAGGGCCATCCAGCCTTCCTTCATGACCTTAATCGCTGTGGTGTATGCGACATAAGCGGCAATTCCGGCCCCCAGAGACGTCAGAACTCCTATGACTGCCTCCCCGTGGTCTATAAGCCACAGAAGAGCGTCTATCACAAGATTGATCACATCTCCGACCGCTCGGAATGCCGGCTCGAACTCATCGGACTTTTCGATCAGCCGTGTGATGGTGTCGATGGTGTCCTGTATCGCGGGCTGAAATTCGTCGAACAGCTGCAGCCCCAGATCCGTGATATTGTTCTTCATGATCTGGATCTTCGATGCCGTCGTTTCGTAACGCTTGTTGGCTTCGTCGGTGAGGGCTGTATCCTCTTCCCATGCGGCCCGGCCTGTTTCGATCGCCTCGTTGAAGAGATCCTTCGCGTTTACCGCCCGGAGGATGGAGTCGCGCAGTCTGACTTCCGTGATCCCCATATCCGTCAGGATCTGAATTGCGCTTTCTTCGCCTCCCTCCGCATTGGCCAACCCCACAACAAATGCCTGAATCGCTCCGACAGCATCCTCCGCATAAGCCTTTCGGAACTGTTCTGCCGTCATCCCGGTTACCGCCGAGAAATTTTCGAGGTTCTGAGCTGCGCTCATAAACTTCTTCATTTCGCCGGATGTGTACCCAAGATCCTGCGACATTGCCTTAAAGCCTTTCGAGTCTGCGTCTGCCAACATTTGCAAGTCTCGGAGCGTCATCCCTGTGGACTCTATGACTTCCTGAGCTTTTGCTCCATTCTCAGCCGCAACCTGCATATTGATCATCAGCTTTGAGAACGCCGTACCACCTGCCTCCGCATTGATCCCGACCGAGGAAAGCGATGTGGCAAAAGCCATGATGTCCGCCTGACTGATTCCGACCTGTGTCCCTGCCGCCGCCAGCCTCATGCCCATTTCGACAATATCGGCCTCTGTGGTTGCAAAATTGTTGCCAAGGTCAACGATGACGGAGCCGAGCTTTGAGTATTCGTCCGCACTCATTCCCGTCACCGATGCAAACCGTGCGAGGGAAACAGCAGCTTCTTCGGACGACAGGTTCGTCGAATCTCCGAGCATAATCATCGTCTTTGTGAAGTCGGCTATGTCGTCCGTCTTGATCCCGAGCTGACCGGCAGCTTCGGCCACGGATGCGATGTCGCTCGCGCTCTGCGGCATCTGCTTGGCCATGTTCCGAATATCGCTGTCAAGCTGTGCGAACTGCTCGTCGGTGGCGTCCACGGTCTTTTTGACCCCTGCGAACGCGCTTTCATAATCGATGCCGTTCTGTACCAGGTCCTTGAAGCCCTGAATGGCTTTTCGGATGCCGTCCGCGACAAGATCGGCCAGCGCGCCTTTCAGAACGGAAAAGCCCCCGGACGCATCTTTTGCCGAGTCGCTCGCCTCTTCGATGGATTCGGCAAGCTCGTCCGAGGCTTTGTCTG